ACGAAATAAAATTTAAGAATAATTCTATTATTATGGGTTTTGTTGGAAATAATGCTGTTCGTGGTAAATGTCTTCCCGGCGATACTTTAGTAGTGATGGCGGATGGAATAACATTAAAAGAAATTAAAGATATAAAAGAAGGTGATAAAGTTTTATCAGTAGACACGGAACTGACTGATAATAACGCTCGAGTTGGTACTGTTTCATCTATACACGATAACGGAATAAAAGATATATATGCTATTGAAAGCAGTAGTGAGCGCAGATTACATTTAACAGAAAACCATAAAGTTATGGCAATGTATAGAGGATGGATAGAGGCTAAAGATTTAAATACTGAGGAGGACCAGGGTAGTAAATCAGATTTTATAGCAACAGTACATCCTAATGGAAAAGCTTATTGGACAAGAGTTCAGAAATTTCATAAAATTGGAAAAGCAAAAACATATGATCTTACAATTGACAAATATCATAATTTTATAGCCTTTAATCAAATTCCAAATTCTAGCGGTGCCGTAGTTACCCCTTATGGAGCAGATGCATTATCTTCTTTTAAAATAGATGGCTTACACTCCGGAGGATTTCTTGTACATAACTCAGCTAGTGACTTATACATTGATGAGGTAGATTCTATTCCTAATGCCTTATTGGTAGAAGCAGTTCTTCCTATTGAGCAATCTTACACACATACTTCAATTACTGTGTCGGGTACTCCTACAGGTAAACGCGAATACTTTTATAATGTCAGTAAACATAAAGACGAAATGGGCTTTTCGGAGTGGCATATGCCTTCCAATGTTTCTCCCCAGTGGAGTGAAGAAAAAGCTAAACAAATTAGAATGGTTACTTCAGAGAGTCAATATCTTCATGAGTATATGGCAGAGTTTGGATCGATGGCTGAAGGTGTCTTTAAAAATCATTTTATTGATCAAAATTTATATGTCTATAGTTATAGTAGTTTGAAAGTAAATCCTAATAACTATTATATATTAGGGGTTGATTGGAATGAATCTCAGTTTGGAGTACAAGCAGTAATACTTGAATATATGAATGACACAGAACACCTGCTACCCTATAATGGAGGAGAATGGAAAGATATCAACGGCGAGCCTAACAATCGAATTGAAAAGTCAGGCCTATTACGTGTATTCTATGCAGACGCTATTGATCCCGCTTCTTACACCAATATGGGTTCCGTTGACTTTATTTTAAAATTGATGAAAAAGATTCCTTTTAAATTAATGGCTTTTGATAAAGGACACGGGGAAGCTAATTATGAAATGTTACGTTTATCCTTAGAAAATGGAGTAGGCCCGATGGGGACATCATGTGCTGGTATGAAAAATTTTCTAAATAATATGATATCAGTTGACATGGGAGGATCTACTGAAATTATTGATAAAATAACCGGAACTTCTACTAAAGCACCCACAAAAAATGTTATGGTGAAGAATGCCCAGTTAATGAATGAAAGTGGATTATTAGCTATTCCTGCGTGTGATTTAAAAGGTGGAATAGTTGAAGATGAGGAGCAAAAATTAATAGGACAAATGAGGGGTTATGTAGTAGAGCGAATTGGTAAGCAGGGAGAAGTGTATGCATCCACAGTTCGTGATGGCTTAGATCATAGATTAGATGCTATGATGCTAGGTATCTATGCTTATACAATGGACACCTCAGTATTTCATAAAAGAGACTCTGATTTAGCTGCAGAAAATGTAGAAGGATTTGAAGGAATTTCTGCAGTAAAACCCGGATGGAGAAGTGTGGAACAGAAAACTTTTAGACCAGAGGTACAACAACGGGATGACATGACTATATATAACCACGGGTCTATTTCACGCGGCGAACCTGAGGAATATGAATTAGATGGAAAGGGTAAACCTGTTCCTATAAAACAAAGAACTTTATTTAATCGTTCAGGTTTCAAACATACATCTAGATCAATTGTTAAACCAAAACGCAGGAGATTTTAATGCCATCAGATATGGAACAACTAGCTCAAAGCTATTTGGACACATTACAAGAGAACACCGATGAAGCTGTAGACGAAGCTAAAGCAAAAGCTGAAGCAGAGTTACAAGCAACTGTTGATATTCTGATGCATAAAGGCGAGGCTATGACAGCTAAGCCGGATATAATTACTGCCACATCTCATCCTATTTTGAAACTTGAATCTATCTTAAAAAATGCTCTTGCATATAAAGTAGGTGACTGGGGACGTGATCCTAAGATTAAAACTAAGGGAGGTAGTGATTATTTTGAAATAAGGTATGGACAATTTCGCGAATTGGCAGCCAATGATTCAAATAAAATTATTATTGAAGATTATCCCGGTGATGATCCTTTAAGAATTCCCAGTGGCGGTCTGAAAAAAGCATCAAAGGAAAATGGCATAATTTATAGTAAAGATGCTAATTTTTGGATAGGACCTACTAAAGCTACTTTATTTTCCGTCTTTGATAAAGATACTTCTTACGACAATGTTAGTGGTAATAAAAAACAAACGGCTGTTTTTACCATGGCTGTTAGCTCTATAAAGTTAGAACCTAAAGAAGGAGAGCATGAGGATTTATGGAAGAATGGTGGAAAACTTATAATAGAGTTCTATAATAAACCTGGAAAAGGTTCTTCTTTCCCGAGTCCAGACTTTAAACAATATGTACCATTAGAAGTTTCAGATAATCAGTATGACGAAGCCCCTCTTCTCTTAGGCCATTATGTTGATCCTACAAAGCCCAGTGTTGACGATATGATGAGTAACCTCTTAGGAGGGTTTTCTTATGATGTAGGTAATGGGGTACTAAATACTGCGGCAGACACTACTAATGGATTCTTGCAAATAGCGCAGGACACTGCTGTTGATGTTCAATTTTATTGTTGTATTTTTTATGAAATTATGAAAAATCAACCAGAACTTTTAGATTATTTAGCAGAGCATGAACTTGATCCTAATAACCTCTCTCCGGCTAAAATATGGTTACTTGAGCAAGAGCAAAAAGTTTTGACAAAAATAAAACCAATGCTTACTGGTAATATATCAAAATTAGAAAGCGGAATATCTCAGTTAGAAGTGGCCAGTGATTTTATTAATGCATTAGATGAAACTAGCACCTCTAGCAAAATTGAAAAAAAGATTTTAGATTCGATTGTAGATATGTATTTAGGGGGCGGAGAATGGTCACTTGCTACCATGACTTCGGCTTTAAATAAACTTGAAAAAAGACTTGAAAAGATTCTAGAAGAAATTGTATATTACAAAGAGAATCCAATGTCATTGGAAGACTTCTTATCAGAGCAAAAGGCATGGCTAGACGATGTTAAAAGTATTGCACAAATATTATTAGTATTATTAGAAACAAAACACGGTAAAGTTGGTTTACCGGCTTTAGGTTTTAATATGATTGAATTAACTACCAATAGTGTTCAATTAATTTTAATGACAATGGTAGACGTTATTAGAGAACATCTAATGACTCAATCGGTTAAATGGGTGGCTGACCGTAAGAAGGAATGGGAGGAAGAGGCTGATAAACAAGCCGCTGCCCAAGGACATTGCTTTGATACGGATGGACGTTATTTAACTGAATTTGGAGATAAAGAAACATGTGAAACTAATGGTGGTATCTGGAAACCTGGTAGTACTTATTATTCTGCTGCCGTAAAATGTTTACCTTGGGAAAAAGTTTTAATTATGTTAATAACTTCTATTTTCGGAAAAGATGGTTTCTTTAAATCCGTTCAGGCCTTTATTCAGCGTATAAAAAATATGATGCTTTTAAAACAGAAAAATAAAGCTATTAATGAAGCATGGAACAGTGATGATAAAGAAGTTGAAGAAAGTAGACTAGTACCCATGCTTAAAGGATTAATTAATATGATTGATTGGTTATTAGCTTTAAATGCTGATGGTATTCTTATTTGTAATAAATATAAAAATAAAGATAAATCTAATTCTGAGCTTGATAAAGATGGAACTAGCCAAGAAACTACAATGCAAACAGGAAATGGCGAGGGTACCTATACTACAGGTACCGGTGTAAATGTCTCAGGAAATACAGGTTCACAAAATATAACTAATGTTAGCAGCGGTGGGGCAGGAAATTTTCTAACTTCTATGCCAACGGGGAATAAGATTGACATAACTAATAATGACATAGACCCTATTGGTTTATTAGTTTTACAAGAAGATGCAGAGGTACAAAAATTTATGATGCAATACATGGGACTTTCTTCCGAGGAAGCTTCTGATGCTATTCAAGGATCCAAGAAAGGCGAGTGTCTAAAGAGCATGTCTTCTGATGATATACAGGAACTTCAATCAATATTAAATAAAGCAGGAACAGATTTATAATGGCCAAACGAACATTTTTCTCTTTTTTAAGAAGAGAACCTAAAGAAACTCTAGAAGATAAGATCGAACATGTCTTAAAAAAGAGAAATCAAACTGTTGAGCAAGATTCTTTACCTTTAAAACAAGTAAAGGATGCGCGTTCCTCTAGTTTATCAAGTATTCTTAAAACATTAAAATCAAACGTACTTAGCGCTTTTAAAGGAGGACAAAGAGGAATCTTTCGTGCTCCGGAGTGGGATATGGCTAAAGTTCAACTTGCTTTCACTAATGAATCAATGTTTAGACGTGCTATTGAAAAATACGTAGAACAGATTCGTAAGCAAAAATGGGAATTTATAGGAAATAATCCTAACACTGTTAAATATATTAGAAAACGTTTTGATCAAATTGCTACAGTACAGAATAAACCTACTGATGATTTTTTAGATGAAATTGCTTTTAATATCGTATTATATAATAATGTAGTTATTATTAAACGCCGTAATAGAAAAGCATCTGGGGGTAAACCTCGTAAAACTTTTGATGGATATCAACGTGTACCTGTTGCCGGTTATAATGTTGTAGATTTAACAAGCATAGAGGTTGATAAAGATGATTTTGGTAATGTTAGAAAATGGAGACAATTGCCGACCACAGCTAGTACTACTGCTAGTTTAATTTCTAGACTGGGCCAGAAAGAGGAGATAAAAACTCCAGAATGGCCACCTCATAATGTTATCCATGTTAAAGATCGAGGATCATCTCCATCGCAATATTTCTTTGCAATGCCTATGTCAATACCAGTTTTAGCAGACATGGAAGCTCTACGAGAATTAGAAGAATTATCTTTATTAGAATCTATTAAGGTAGCAGTCCCAAAAATACATGCTAAGGTAGGCTCAAAGGAACAGCCCGGTACACAGGAACAAGTAGATGATTTAGCTTCTACTATTCGTAATATTACTGGGGATGGTATATTAGTTACAACTGAACGAGTTAGTTTAGATGATGTTGCAAAAGCTACACAAGCTAATAATATTTTAACAGCCTCTATATCTTATTTCAGAGCTCGTGTAATGGCCGGGTTAGGAATGTCAGGAATAGCAATGGGTGATGGATCTACTGCAAATAGATCTACCGCACAAACTTTAAGTGCAGAAATGCAAAGTACTTCTGCTAAATTTCAAAGAATTATTAAAAATGCTATAGAATTTTATATAATCAGAGAACTACTTTATGAAGTAGGTTACTCAGAGTTCACACTAGACGATGACAACATGGTATATTTATCTATTCCAGAAATCGATCTAGCTGAGAAAATTAGAAGAGAAGCTCATTATCTTAACCTATATAATAATAATACAATCACAGAAGACGAGCTTAGAAAAGAACTAGGTAGAGATATCCTAAGTGATGCAGAGAGGGAGGGACTATACATTAGTAAAATCCAAATACCTTTAGCAAAAGCAACTGCAGCGGTACAGACTAACGCGGCAGAAAACACTGCGGAGAATAATGCTAGACCTAGTAACCAACATGGTACTCAATTAGCAAAACCAAATGTATCTAAAGATTATTACATAAAATTATGGGATACTTGCTTAAAAGCTGACTCTAAAGAGGACCTTTACAGGATCCTAAGCGGGTCTAAGTTAGAGACGTATGACATAACTCTACTAAAGATGCTAGTGTCAGAGTACCTAAGAGACAACAAATTACCAGATGCAGTAAATTCAATATTTACAGCACTCGAAGCTGATATAACCAAGGAGTAAGAATGAATAAAAAGTATCTAGATTTTAGGTGTCCCGCGTGTGGCGCCTTGCTTTGTAAATACAAAGACGGTGAAAATCCTTATGCGGTAGAAATTAAATGCCAAAAGCGAGGATGTTCTCATATAAACGTAAAAGCAAACTGTGTTCCAATAAACTTAGTGGAACTACGTTGTCAGGAATTAGACGAAAAGAAGTCTGAAAGATGGGGCGCACCCACACTATGTAATAAATTACTTGCAAAAATTGTTCCTGGAACAGATGTCGAAGTGAAGTGTCCTAGATGTAAAAAGATGACACGTAGCGTTGATCAATTTCCGGAACTTTTGTCGGAGGACACTTATGAGTAAACTATTAAAAAATGATTTCAGAGACGAAACTACTAGTGATTTTTCGAGTGTTTCGTATACTCCTAGCGGAGCAATTCCGGAATCTCTATTAATAACTGTTGATGCAACGCATGCCGGTTATGTTAATAGAAATGGTTTTTGTTATGATTCAGGCGCAATGTCTTATGCTGTTTCCCAGGATGTGTGGATTAAACCTTTTGAAAAACCATTACTAAAAAATCACGATATGGAGAGCGAACCTCTTGGAAGAGTTTCTGCTTCTCGTTATATTAAAACATCCGAAGCTGAGGGCTTTACCCAATTAGACGTTAAAGTTACTGACAAGGAAGCTATTCAAAAAATTATAGATGGACGATACTTAACTGTATCTACTCATGGAGCTCCTATGGAAGATGCTCCTGCTGAGCTACAATATGTCAAATGTTCTATTTGTGGAACTAATATTTTGACTGCCGATGAATGGTGCGGTCATATGCGTGGAAATGTTTACGAAAATGAAAAAACTGGTAAAGAAGAAAAGTGCTTCTGGACTATAGGAGCCATGGACTATAAAGAAGTTTCGATCGTAAACGCACCCGCAGATTATCGTTCTGAAGAAGGTGCTGCTCAAATTGTTTCATATAGTATGATGGATGGTGAAAAACCCCTTCCTTATCATACAGAAGATAAACACAGAGAAGCATTAGTATTTTCTGACTCAGAAGTGGAGTATGCCACATCTGATAATATGGAAATTGAAAGTGTTGCTAACTCTATTCTCTGGGAAGCTGTAGATCATGATAAAGAAGCGTATATAGCAGCTAAAGGCTTAGTATATGTAAATACAGATAAAGAATCAGAGGATAATGAGAATAAACAAAAATTAAAAGGTGATAAGCCTGAGAATCCCCCAGTCAAACCTACGATGGAAGATATTCTTACAAAGTATGATAGCTGGGAAGATCAAATTACAAAATATATAGAACAGTTAGGTAACTGGGATGGATTATCTCCAGAAGACCAACAAGAAATTTTAGTATATACTGAAGCTACTTTTAAGGATAATCTTGAAACAGCTAAGGAACTTGCTAAAGAAACCGAAAAACAAGAACAGATTGATTCTGTTTTAAAGTCACTAGAACTTATCCAATAGAATTTAATACGAGGAAATATCAAAATGAAATTCGATGATTCTATTTTAGAAAACTTATCAGAAATGCTAGAAGATGCTTCTGCTGAAAAGCTAGAAAGAGTACGCCTTCTTATTGAGAAGAATACAAAAGTTTCTCAAGAAGTTAAAGACGGCTTTTTTGCAGCTATTGACTCTATCGAACCAGTAGAAGAAAATTCTGAAAATGATGATAATAAAGATGTTCCGGAAGATCTTGTCGAAGCTTTAGCAGTTGATGGCATGGCTGAGTATATTGCTTCTGTAAAAGAAGAAGCCTATAATAAAGGCCTTGAAAATGCAAAGCCGACAGCAGAAGAGGAAGATGAAGCTGAAGAGGAAGAAGAAAAAGATCCTGAAGATGAAGAATCTAAAGAAGAAGCTGAGGCCGAAGAATCTGAAGAAGAGGAAGCTGAAGAAGAAGAAGAAGCTACTGAAACCGAAGATTCTGAAGAAGATAAATCTACGGAAGAAGAAGAACGAGTTCGCGAAGTATTAGTCGATTCAATCGTACAAAATGCTGTAGCACTGCGTTGTTCAGAAATTAACCTAGAAGATATCGGGAATTCCAGTAAGGAGTATAAAGAATCCTTAATAGAGAAAAATCTCGATGAACTCAAAACAATATTCAGAGACCTCTCTCACAAAATGACGGAGACTTTTGTAGAAGCTCCAACAGAGAGTCTGGATGACGAAACACTCTCAGAGGACAAACCTGATGGTTTGGACAAAGAAGAAGACAATGAAGGCGCCATGAGCGACGCACGAAAAGTTATCAGATCTTATCTGAAACGTAAATAGGAGATAAATAAAAATGGCTAACAAAATTAATTTTAGCGCACAGGGTGCTCCATCAAGAGACTTGAAGAGAGCCCCTTCGAAATATCAAAAATCCCCAGGTAGACCTAATATCAGTCAATCTGATGGGATCCGTCCTGCTTTTCCTTTAATGCCTTATAAGCATTTAGAAGAAAGTTTTTTGGACGTTAACACTGAAGACTGGGTTGTAATACCTAAAGGACGTATCGTATCTGCGATCACATCTAATGATGGTGATCTCGGTGATGGTCTGGACTACTATGGTGTACCTAAAGGAATTATGGGACTGATGGTTCCAGCTAACGGTGGAGTTGCTAAAGAAGTAACATCACCTGTAGATGCTGCTACTAAAACTATTCCCGCAAACGCACCAATTGGTGTTGCAGAACATGACGTATACCAAGACCTCAGAGGCGAATACTTAAACTATGACATGAGAAGTAAAAACTACGGCGTATTAAGTCGTCAGTTAATTAAACTTCCTTGCGTTGATCTTACTGCATTAGATGCTTTTACTGGTATGGCTGCTGATTGCTTCTGTGATACTTCAGAAGGCGCTCCGGCTGCTGCTGGTTTAGCTGCCGCATCTGCTTACTTTGCTGTTAATCCTAAATTTTCTTGGTTAACTGTTAAAGAAGGTGCTACAGATGGTATTGCAGGTACAGAACTAAAATCTGATTACTATGGTAATTTTATGGCCGGATCAGGCGCTCAAGTAGTTGGACGTTTAAT